CTCGCCTTCATGAAATATGTTTTCCAAAATTAACAGATTACCTGAAGAAGGCATCGTCACCTCTCAACAACCACTCTACTTCGGTAGGATGGTTTATGGTCTTGAAAATTTCAAGGCTCGAATGCAAGCTTTTTCTGAAAAGCGTAAGTTGGTTACTAATCGATTTTTAGTATCCTCTCCCAAACTTATGAAAGCTTGTTCTCTTCCCCTCCCAATTCCAAGTTTAGAAACTATGATAGAGCCTCTATGGCCCTACTTACAAGCCTTTGCTTGGTTCCAATATGATTTGTATAACAGTACTTCCCTTCGAGAGATGGCTGTAGCCATCGCTCGATTTATTGTAACAAATTGTTCTTTCCGATCCCTATGTGAATTTTGCAATTACATAGGTGAATCAGTCACAACATCTTTTGCGGGATTGTTTGATATGATTCATAAAGCATTTGAAGCAGACTTTGGAAGTTTGTATAAAGGATGCACTATGGGAGTTGATGTTGCCAAGCAGATGCTAGCAGCTATCAAGATTCTCCCAACTAGTGCCGCAGTTAGCACTAGTTCCAAAGTACTAATGGGCGTTTTAGCAATGCCTGTAGTACAATCTTTAGGACTTGATTTTTCAGCAAGTGGATTGTTGGAATTTCAAAAGCACAATCTTAAGAAGTTTGTGTTTACTTCAACCATTGACATGGTTAAAGCAGTTTTAGAGATGTATATCGCAGTCGCTGAAGTTGGGCATCAATGTTGGACTGAAAAGTCACTGCGACCGCTTTTGCGAGCTAATGACAAAGTCACTAAATGGACTAGTCGAGTAGCAGCTATTGAAAATGATCTAGCTACTCGCTATACTGATATTGACTACGATACTCAAGCAACACTTGATAAGATTTCAGATTTGATAACTGAAGGAGAGTGCATTGCTTTGGATACTGAGCATAAGTACTTCATGAAGGAACAGCTCCTTAGTTTGCAAAAGAGGAGACGTGAGTTGCTAATGAAGCACTCCGTTTCTGCTTATCGCAAAGCACCATATGCTATTTTGATTGCCGGCCCTCCAGGTATTGGTAAATCTTCAATTATTCAACAAATTGCATCGTACTATCAAAAGACTGTTGCAGTTGAAAAGATTATGCCAGATTTGGAGTGGAATCCGAATATCCATATGTACACCCGTAATCCACGTGATGACTATTGGTCAGGATATAAAGGTGCGCGACAATGGTGTGTCGTTGCTGATGATTTAGCACTGGAAAATAGTAAGCATGTTATTGCTGGAAAAACTAATTCCGTTGATGAAATCATTCGCATTGTTAATACAGTAGGCATGGCTACTAACCAAGCTTCAATTGAAGATAAGGGAGTTATTCCTATTTATCCAAAATTGTTTATTGGTAGTACTAATGTCAAAAATCTTAACGCGCATCTTGCCGTTGAAGATCCAACTGCTGTGTTGCGTAGATTCAAGCTTTATATCACTCCTTTTTTAAAGGATGAATATCGTGATCCCAACACTGGAGTGTTTGCTAGCACTTCAGAAGTTGTTCGTGATGCTTGGGTTTACCAGGTACAAAAATACAAAATTTCTTTTACTAATGATGGTAAATGGAAGGGTGAATTTGTGTACCAATATCCTCCTGCTAAAGCAAGTTGGTCTGATGATGATGATGATAAATTCACTTTCAGTGCATCCCAACTATTTGCCTTATTGCGTACTAGTATCATAGATCATGAGAATAGTGGTGATATGATGACAAAAGCGTGCAGGGATGATGCGGAAACTGAACTATGC